GCCCCCTTCGTGGAAGAGGAGGGGGGGGGGGCCCCCCCCCCGCGGTCGCTGGTGTTACTCTGCTTGATCCATTCGTTTTTCGATGTGGTCAAGCCGCTTGTGTGCCTGTTTCGCCGACGCTTCAACGTCGGTCAAGCGCGTTACGAACTCCGTATTCGTCTTTCGCTGTTCCTTCTGCTCCGCCTTGATTTCGTCCGTGTTCGCCTTGATGTATCCGATCTCGGTTAAAACGGTCGCGTCGTGCTTCACATTGCTTTCCTTGTCCTTGTCCCTGTTACGAACAAAAGCGATATAGCCGAACACGATAGCGCATACGGTAGAAAAGACGGAAAGAACCGTTGTGAAAGTGTCCATCGTTGATCCTCCTTCCCGTTAGGTTACTTTTTCCCATTGCCACAAGCCCGCCGTGTCCGGCGGATAAACGCAATTCGGCATATCTGCTTTTGCAAGGTATACCGCGCCTTTGTAGCTGTAATACAAGCCGGAAACGACATTAACGACGATCCCCGCCGTTTCCGGATACGGGATCGGATCGTCAAGCGTTCCGGTCGCGGAAAGCTCGATCAAGCGATAGTACGCGAAGGTGGTTTCAACGGGATAAGCCGCCGCGTTCGACGTGTGCGCCGCTTTGATCTCGTAATACCGCCCGTTGTGCTTGATGATTTCGCCGACGGTGTTGTAAGCGTGATTGTCGGCGTATTCGTCGTATTCGATCACTTCCGCCGATTGCAGGATCGCCGCGTCGGAAATGACGTTCGTTCCGGCGGCGCGATCCTGCACGATCTGCGCTTTGAAGGATAGGGCAAGCAAAGCGGCGGTTTGCTCTCCCGCCGCTTTGACTTCCCGAACCTCTTTTTCAATTTCGGTGGAAGCTCCGCCGTTGCTCTTCTTGTGAATTACGCTCATTCAAAATTCCCCCCGATCCCCGATACCCAGCAAGCGGTCAGCGCGTCGCCGCGCTGGACGGTTACGCGGATATTCATTCCGTGCTGTGCCGCCGTGTTGATCTTATTTGTGAAAACGTGTGCAACGCCTTGAACAACCGCGTTCGTGCAATCCTCCCAAACGGGGGAAGCGTCAAACGGATTATTCGTAACTTCAACCTTGAACGTGCCGCCCGCCGGAATGTCGCGCGTTACCTTGACATTTGCGCGTGTCGGCTGGCTGTTGGCTTCCAGCGGCGCTGAAAGCGTGATAACGAAGCCCGCAATCGACTTCGTGAACGTCAGCGTCCGGACGGCGCTATTTCCTGCGCTGTCGGTCGCCGTAATCGTGATCGTGTGCTTTGCGTTCGTAAGCGCCGTGAAGGTATTTCCGGAAACGGAAAGCGTCTGCGTCGCGCCCAGCGTGATCGCGTTCTTCGTCGCGATTGTCTTTCCGTCGATCTTTTCAACAACGTTCACCGTGTCGCCGTCCGGATCGGTTACGCTGTATTGATAGGTGAAATCGGCGCGCTTGATCCCAAGATCGGCATTACTGCCGGAAATCACGGGCGGCTGGTTATGAATTACGGCAATATCTCCGCTTGTGGTGTATGCGGAATAATTGCCGTAGCTGTCCTTTGCGCGGACGCGGTATTTTAACGTGTTCCACGCGGTCGATACCGCTTCCGTGAACGTCCTGCTTGCGGACGCTTGAACCTGTGTCCACGCGCCGCTGTTGTATGAGCGCTCGAAACAATAGGTCAGCGCGTCGCCGTCCGGATCGGTCGCCGCCGCGCAAGAAATGTTGATGTTCTGCCCGCTGTAACACGTTGCTGGCGCGGTAATGCTGGGCGGCGCGGAAGGCGCGGAATTGTAGATTACCGTATAATTTCCGTCGCTGTTCGGGCTGTCAGATACCAAGATAGAAGATTTAAGATTACAAAGCGGACGAACGCCGCCGTGGCCGCCGTACGCGCTGTCGAGGCCCAAAGAGCCGTCCGAATAGACGCTGCGGACGAGGCTGGCGTTCGACGAATAAGGCGTTCGAAGCCACCAATACCAGCCCTTTGACGTGCTGAAATTGCTGTTCGTGTACTCCGAATTGCTCACGCATTGCGCCGTAGGATAAGCGACGCGGGAAGCGTCGTTGCTGAATAGCGCAAGAAGCGATCCTTCCGCGATATTGTTTTCATTCGCAAGCCCCACTTCTGTGGTGGACGGAAGGAACATTTTTGACGTTACCGTTTCATAGCTTCCGCCGTCGGTAACTGTATTTCTTGCGACGGTCTGCGTTGTTGTCAGAAGCTCCGCAACGAACTTCGGATCAAGCATAGCAAGGAAGCCCGCCCACGCGTCGTATTCGTTGTAATTGTTCCATACGTTCGCGTTTGTGGGCGGCGCGTCTGCGCTGTGCTTTGCGCTGTACCATGCGCCCGCCGCCGCGTTACTGTTCAGCCATTGCAGAATGTTTGAATATTGATAGCGGTTATTGCCGTATTGTTTCCGATCGCTGTTGCTGTTGCTTGCTTCCTTTGCGTCGAAGCACATTAACTGAATGATTTTTTCCGTAATCAGCGTTACGGAATTCGACGGGTAGCCGCTGTGGTTCTTGTCGGCGATCTTGAAAACGATCTTCGATCCGAAGCGCGATTGATACACCGAAAGAACCGGAACTTCAATCTTCGCGCCCACCGACAAACTGCCTAATGTTTTTGACATTGTGCCGCCTCCTTTGATTTCATTAAGCTGTTGTAATACTGATCCGTCCGCCGGATCAAGTGATAACTGTTTCCCTTTTCGGCGTGTCCTCTCCAGCTTTGATAGGATTGTTCAACGGTCTTTGCGTCGATCCGTCCCGCCGCGTGAAGGGCGGCTAATTTCTTCAACTTCCGCTTCATATTGTTTTTGCTCCTGCGGCGCACCTTGCGGATCACCGCGCCGCTTTCGGTCAAGTATGTATGAAAGCCCAAGAAATCAACGCCGTGTTTCAAGGGAAAGATATTCGTTTTCGCATTCAGCGAAAGCCCGCGCGCCTGTACGAACGCTTCAATCTGCTTCCGGCACTCCTGCAAATATGCTTTGTCGTGATGGATCAAAAAGAAGTCGTCCATATAGCGCCCGTAATATTTGATACCCAGCTTTTCCTTTACGAAGTGATCCAGCCCGTCAAGGTAGAGAAGGGCGAAAAGCTGTGAAGTTTGATTGCCGATCGGTATTCCGACGTTGCCTTCGGTGCTGTCGATGATAAGATCGACAAGCCACAAAACGTCCGGATCGGTTATCTTCTCGCGGATTAAGGTTTTCAAAACGTCGTGCCGGATCGAATAGAAATACTTTGAAATATCGCCTTTCAGTATCCAGCCGTCAATTCCGTTCTTCCTGTAAAACCTCCGCATGAACTCTTGAAGCCTGTCTAACCCGTAATGCGTACCTTTCCCCACCTGCGACGCGTAGTTATCGCGAATGAACGATCGTGTCAAAATCGGTTCAAGCACGTTATCGCAAAGCGAATGTTGAACAACCTTGTCTTTGTAGCTGTTCGACATAACCACGCGGCGCTTCGGTTCGTATACCTCGAACGTGTTATACGGGGACATGGTATAGCGCTTCGTTCTGATCTGCGCGCTTAATAGGTTCAGCGCTTCAAGAAGATTAACTTCAAACTTTGCCGCCGCTCCTTTCCACCTCTTGCCTTGCCGCGCCTTTCGGTAGGCATTGTATAGGCTTTCAAAACTGTGTATCTTTTCAAAGTCTGTCATAATAAAAAATCCTCGCTGTTTATAACCTTTGCCAGCCGCCGGAAGGCGGTATGCTCCGGTATCGGCGATCCTGTATTCGTCCCCGCCGTGGATAGCGGCGACGGGATACACCTTCCTTTAATGGTGGTATTCTGCTTTCGGCTGTGCCTACTCGTTCACATAGTCCACCGAAGCGGACGAACGCCATTGTTGCCGTTGTACGCGTTGTTGTTGTTCAAAGAGCCGTCCGAATTGACGTTGCGGACGTTGTTGGCGTTCGACGAATTAGGCGTGTCAAGATGTACCCCGAACGTTTTTCAAGCTCTCGTTTTGTCCCGCTTCTTCCACGCGGTCGTCATGTACTTCACTTCAAGCGCAAGTTTTGACCAATATTCGCAACTGCTCATAGAAATAAAGCCCATTTCCTGCGAAAGCTCTATGAAAAATAGAAGCTCCTTGCAATAGGTCAGCGCCTTTGCTTGTAGCTTCTGCCGTTGTCTGTATTCCTGTGCGTCCCGAAGGTCTAATTCGTTCGCTTCAAGGACGCATTCGTAAATGTCCACCGCTTTATCCTGTATCCTGTTTACAAGCGTGAAGCGGTATTTCTTCGGGTAGCGCTCTGTCGAATTCGTGATCGTGAAGGTGTGCTTTACAAGGTCTTTCGCTTTCACAATCACGTTGAATTCCGTCGGTTCTTTCCGCTCCCGCTCCGGTCTTTGCATATATGCACCGTCCTTTCCGCATTCGCTCGATCATAGCGGTATCGTCGGCGCACCCGTCGAAATCGAAGCCCGCTTTGGTAACGGTCAGCGTTGCCGCGTTCCCTGTAACCGTTGTTCCTGTGATCTGTAATACCTCCGCGCCGCAAGCCGCGCATGGCGGGGAAAGCTCCGCGAAGATGTTTCCGATCACGCACGACAATTCCGCCGCCGTGCAAGCGTACCGCGTCAGCATTCGATCCTCTGCAAACTCTCGTTCCAAATGCCCGTAGACGTTACGCCGTCGAGATCATCGAAGAGGATCAAGAACGGATTTGTCGTAATGTCATTGAAAAGCACCGCTTCCAGCATATCCACGCGCGCGTCAAGCGCGTTCGTGATATTCAGAAGATTTGTTGCCGCGTTATCGTCAAGGACGTTTTGCAAGCCGTTAAACCATGCGTTGAAGTCCGCCGCCGCCTGTGTTTCAAAATCCGCCATGTGTTGCTCGAACGCTTCGTACTGCGTGTTACCCTGCAATTTCAGCGAATTCATATACGAAACAAGCGTGTTGTACTCCGCCGCCGAAAGGGATTGATATTCAGCGAACCACGCTTGAAGCTGTGCGTTAAAAGCCGCCGTGTCGATCTGCTGAACGACTGCGGCAACAACGCCGCAAAGCGACGTGTTCAAGCGCTGATCCGTGATCTTGCTTTGTGTGATAGCTGTTACGCCCGCGCCCACGTAGATGTCCGCCAGCGCAAGCTCGTAAACGTCCGCGTCCCTCTGCAATGCGGGCGCGGTAGGGGACGCGCTGAACGAAGAAGATTTGACCTTCACCGACATAACGCGGTTTGTCAAATCCCAGCGCACGACAACGCGATCAATGCGGTTCAACTGTCCGTCCGCCGTGTCAAGCTCGACGGCAAGATCGCCCGTGTTGAAGTAGAAGTAACCGTTGATCCACGCTTTGCCCGTTTTAACGTTCAGCTTCATTCCGTCGTTTGCAACGACTTGAAGCCCCGTCGAAGGGACGGGGAAAACGCCGTTCCCGATGAACGAAGCGAAGTATTCCGCCCAATCCTCCGCTTTGTACGTGCGATCGTGCGAAACGCTGTTAAAGAAACTTGATTTTTCCATGCTGTGAAGCCCTCCTTTATTTCGTAATCTGCCGAATTTGTGTCAGAAGCGCGGGCAAGCTCTCGCCGAATGTAATATCTATTTCTTCGCCGCTGGTTTCGTAGGTTTCCGCGATCTCCGTTATGCGAACATCAATGCGGACGTTCCAGCGCTTATTGATACACGTTACCCGATCGCCCAAATCGTAGTCCGTGCCGTACTTCAAATTCGCGTTCGTGTTGATCTTCGATCCGAAAGCAAGCGTTTCCGCGTATTGCTCCAGCTCTTCAACTCCGCGCGCGGAAAGAAGCGCTAAATATTGCGCGTTGGTAAGCGTTACGGTCTGCCCGCTCTCGTTTTCGTATTCCTGCACGATGTCCGTTGCATTGATGAAAACTTCGTCGCGGGAAAGCCCCGTCGAACTGCCGCCGACTTCGGCAACCTTCCGCGTTACGCCTTCTTTTTCCTCTCCGCCGACGTAAGCCGTTGTTTTAAGGTTTTCAACGCTGTTCGTGTATTCCTGTTCCACGATGTTGTCGAACTCCTGCGAAAAGATACAAGGCGCGTTCCCTGCGGTATTGCCCGCCGTAAGATCGCGCCCTTCGTAAACGGAAAAGGTATGCTTGCCCGTGCGGGCATTTGTCAGAACCCGAATACCCAGCTTCGCCGCCTTCGCCGCCGTTTCCGCCGCAAGCTGGGCGTTCGCGTACTGCTCCGAAGTATAGTCGATCTGCCCGCTTCCGGTGTCTGCGTCGGTCGTGGATATGCTGAAATTCGGGATATTGCGCGCCGCTCCTGCGTTCGTGCAAGTCTGCTTCACAATGGCGTATAGAATGTTCTGTGTCGTGTCCTTCGTGATGATCTGCGTTGTCAAAATGCGCTTGCCGATCCACGAAAGAAGGAACTTGCCTTGAACCTCTATTTCCTCCATGCCCTGTGAATTCTTCGTGATGTGAATATAGCGGATTTCCGCCGCTTCGTTGCCGCCGCGCTTGATGATGATATTTTCCTTCACCAGCAAGCGGGCGTGTTCCTCCGTGAAGGGAACAAGCAACTTGAATTCGCCGCAACTCCAATAACGCCGCGTCCATATCAAGGACGAAATCTTTTCGACGATCCCTTGAAGTGTCATATCGCGGCTATAAACGTATAATTCCACCGCGCTACACCCCCAAATACAAGTTATTGTGATAGATCGAAACTTCGAGATTTTCGGCGTTCGCGTCCGCTGAATAACGGAAGAGATTGTCGCCCACGGCGATCTGCAAATACGAACTATCAACGTCGAGATAGCGGAACGCGTCTGTAATCGTGCCGCCACGGTTCAGCTTCACGGCTTTTTCACCGTAGCCCGTGGAAACGGTTAAAACGTCGCCCGCTACAAGCGAAATATTCAGCTTGATAAACTCCCGTGTATCGACGTTCAGCAATACGGGATTTGTAACCGCGCCGATCGCGCGGAACTCGATCCGGATACCGCTTTTCACGTCGCCGGAATTGTAGACGTTCACAATCAGCGATGGCTGGCGATAGCCGATTTCCCAGCCGTCGTAAAGCTCCAGCCCGTCCGGAACGGGGAATTCAAAGCCGCCGATCCACGTTGCTATGTCCTCGCGTGTTTCCGTTTCCTCTCTCCAAAACGGATTAAGGCAAGACAAACTAACCGTGAATTGCTCGAAGATCGGCTTTCGCTTGAAGATCGGCGCGTCGTCGATTTTGCACCCGATCACCCGCCGGAAGTCGCCGAAAACATACGTCAACGTTGCTTCGTACTGCGGATTTAATATGCGGTTCAGCTTCCGGCGTAGGTTCTGCGCCGCTTGCTTGTCCCGCTCCTTGATGTATCCCACGATGTCAATATCGCGGCTTTCGATCCGATAGCCCAAGTATGTGTCGCCGTCCTGCCCCATGCTGTTGGTGCTGTAAATAGCGTTCCGCACGTCGGAAAGTCCGGTAACGTCCTTGAAGTTTACGTGATACGAAGAAGCGGGGGAAAACTCTATGCTTTCCCCGCGCTCGTTCGTGTAGATCAATTTTTCTTGTGTCCTCATGCCATAACCTCCCGCGCAATCTGCCGGAACTGCCGCGCCGCCTGTCTTTGCTGTTCGGCGTAGCTCGTTTCGTTCGCATAGATGTTTTGCACGACTTCAACGGAAGGCGTACCGCCGCCACGCTTGTCGCGCCCCTCTCCGGAACGGAATTCCGGAACGGCGTTCGATGTTTCACGGCGGATCGTGCTTTCAACGTCGCGCATTTCGCGGGCGAAGCCCTCGCCCAAGCCCTGCGCCATGTAAGAACCGATACGGGCAAAAACCTTCGACGGGGAATTGATTTGCATTTCCGCTTCAACTGCCGCCACGATCTCTCTCATCATTGACCGCACTTTGCTTTCCAGCCAGCCGGACATATTTTGAAAGCCCCGCCAAATGCCGCGCACCATCTCTTCGCCCGCCGCCGTGAACTCCGATACGTAAGAGCGAAGGGCGGTAATAATGGGCTGAACAATTTGTGCAACCTTGCCCGTGATCTGCGGGATACCCGCGATCATTCCTTGCGCTATGCTCTTGTCGATGTTCGTTCCTTCGGTTACGAACTTTTGATGTTGTGCCGTGAATGCGGTAATAATGCTTTGCGCGATCTGCGGTACTTTCTGCGTGATCTGCACGATACCCGCCACCATGCCGGAAGCTATGTTCTTGTCGAAGTCCTGTCCGGCTTGATTGAAACGTTGAGCTTGCGCCGTCAGTCCGGTAATAACCCGCTCGACGATCGCGTTCACCGCTCCGGACAAGCCTTCAATGTTCGCAATAATGCCGTTGTTCACGGCGTTTACTGCTTCCGCCGCCGTCAGCGCGCCCGCTCCGCCCATTGCGGCGGTCATATCGCCTTCAACGCCGCCCATGTTGTCGGTGAAGCCTACGCCCACGCCGTCCGCCATGTTTCCGCCGATTTCAGCGAATACCGTTGACGGGGAATGAATGCCGAAGAAGTCCTTGATACCCGAAACAAGGGACGAAGCCCAGCCGGATACCTTTTCCCACAACCACGAAGCCGCGCCGCTGATACCTTCCCACAAGCCGTGAAGAAGGTTTGCACCCGCGTTTACAAGCTCCCCGCCCAGCGACGCGAACGCTTGCACAATGCCGGAAACAATCTGCGGAACTGCCTTCACGATTTCAACTATGATCGTCGGCAAATTCTGAATGAGCGCCACGAAAAGCTGAACGCCCGCCATAATGATTTGGTCGATGTTACCGATCAGCGCGTTTACAATACTGCTGATTATCTGCGGGATTGCTTGAACGATCGTCACAATGATTTCCGGCAACGCCTGTATGAGCGCGACAAGAAGATCAATTCCCGCTTGAATGATAAGCGGTATATTCTCCGTAAGTGCCGTTATAATCCCGTCTATGATCTGCGGGATCGCTTCTACGATTGCGGCTATAATCTCCGGAAGCGCGGCAACAAGCGCCGTCAGAAGGTCGATACCCGCTTGAATGATCTGCGGGATCGCGGAAAGCAAGCCGTCGATCAAGCTGGTTATTACCTGCGGAAGCGCCGCTACTATAACGGGGATCGCGTTTATAATCCCTTGCGCCAGCCCCGTTATAAGCTGTAACGCCGCGTCAATCAGCAACGGGATATTGTCGATCAGCGTTTGAACGATCTTCAATACAACGTCAACGATCGTCGGAACAAGTTTCGGAAGCGATTTCGCTAATCCGGTCGCAAGCCCCGCGATCAACTGCGCCGCGCCCTCAATAAGAAGCGGCAAAAGCTCCGCAATGCCTTCAACCAGCGTTTCAACAATCTGCACCGCCGCCGAAGCAATCGTCGGCGCGTTCGATACAATGCCGGAAATCAAAGACGTTACCATTTGAACGCCCATGTCGATAAACTCCGGCAATTTCTCAACAATCAGATTGAGAACGTCGGAAATCCCTTCGCCCAGCGCGTCCGCCATCTTCGTTACGTCGCCTTCCGCGTCCATGACGGCTTTTGAAAACTTCGTCATAATCGGGATACCTTCGCCCGCCAGCGTGTCAAGGAAAGGAAGAGCGATCAAAGAAGCTGCGTTTTTCAGCCCTTCCGCTCCTGCTTGAAGCACTTGTAATTTATCGTTGAAAGCCCCCAGCCTGTTTACTGCGTCCTCCGATAGAATGAAGCCCATTTGTTCCGCTTCGTCGCCTAATTCCTTGAACGCTTCCGAACCTGCTTCAATAACGCTGTTCAATTCCTGCGCGGATTTGCCGAACAACTGCATTGCAAGCGCGTCCCGCTCCGTTTCGTTCTGAATAGAACCCAGCGCGTCGATACAATCCCAATAAACGTCGTTGCTGTTGCGAAGCTCTCCGTTCGCGTCTGTCACGGAAACGCCCAGCTTCTTGTATGCGTCAGCATACTCCGCCGAACCTTTGCGGGCGCTGTCCATTGACTTTATGTTTTTTGCCATCGACTTTGTAAGCGTGTTTACTTCTACGTCGATAAAGCGTGCGGCGTAGGCGTACTTTTGAAGATCGTCCGTCGTCTGCCGCGTGAATGTCGCTTGCGTTATAAGGTCGTCGGCATAGTTAGAAGCGGATACCGTCAGCCCTGCAAGAGCGGAAGCCGCGCCCACAGCCGCCGCACCTAACGCGGCAAGCGCCGCGCCGAATGCTTTTCCGACTTTCCCGACGGTTTCCCCGACGGCTTCCCAATTCACTTTGGAACTTTTCAATTCTTCCGAAGTGCTTTTGATCTGCTTTTCGGTTTTCGCCATCTCCGCCTTTGTGTTGTTAAGGTTCGTTTGCATTTTCTGATAGGCGGGATCGGTCGGATCAATGCCCGCTTCCCGCATTTTCTTCAATGCTTCTTCCGCCGCTTCCGCTTTCTTTGCCTGTTCCGCAAGCTGTTTTTGCAAAATCTCCTGTTTTTTCGTCAGCGCTTCCGCGCCGGAAGCGTTGTCCGCAAACTCCGCCGTCGCCAGCTTCATTTCGGAATTGATTTCGCGAAGGGAAGAATTTATGCTATTGCAAGCGGCGCGATACTCTTTTTCGCCTGTAAGGTCGATTGATGTTTTGATCTGCTCTTCTTTCGCCATTTATATCCCCCCTAACACGTCGTCAATATCAACTTCTTTCGGAACTGGCTTGAAGCGATCCGGATTGAATTCACGATGAATTTTGAAAAGCGTCAAAATTTTATACGGTGTCATGCGCCATACTTCGGCTTCGCTCCACCGAAGAAGCGTTACGCCGATATAAAGAAGGCGGGCAAGGTCGATTATTCCTTGCCCGCTGTTGCGTTTTTTTCGATGTCCTCTTCGTCGTCCTCTTCCTCTTCGTCCCGTTCGGGCGGTTCGGGCGTTCCGTTGTTGCCCATAGAAAAGGATTTGAAGATCGCCGCTTTCACGTCGGCAAAATTGCCCGTATGAATGAGCTTGCCCACCTGTTTTTCGGTAAGCGGTTCTTCGTCGTCCTCTGCGCCCTCGTTCAAAAGCACGGTCAAAAGCCAACGAAGATTTTTAATGCTGTCCTTTCCGGAAAGCACGGTATCAAGGCGATCAAAGCCGCCGAATTTATCCTGCATTTCGTCGATCGCGTTCAAACTGAAAAGAAGGTGTCTTTCCTTGTCCAGCACGATCGGGAAGCGTCCGTCTTTAATTGCGCTCATAGCAGAATAAGGCGGGAAGCCTTTTCAGACTTCCCGCCGTTCCTCCTTTCGATATTCGATTAACTGCCCGCGTTGTTAGGCTCACGAACGGAAGTGAACCAAGCCGTCGCCACGCTGTTCGTAGGCTCTGCGACGTGTTCAGCCTTCCACAATCCGTCGGAACGCTTGATAAACTGTCCGACGATCTCCGGCGTAGTAAATTCGATACTGTCGCCCTTCGTGGTGTAGTTTTCATCGGGGATCGCGAATTTGACCTTGTAAAGCCAAATGTACTTGTACGTTCCGCCCGCCTTCTTCGCGCGGAAGCCGATTGCGGTATAGGGCGCTTCGTCACTGTCAGAACCGTAAACAACCTTGTCTGCGTCCTGCTTCTGTCCAAGCAGGGCGGCAAGATCAGCCGGAAGAAGATCGTTCACGTTCAGCGTGATTTCTCCGGATACGAATTCTTTTACAACTTCGTCCGCGCCGTCGTCGGCGTAAAGGATCGCTTCGGCGACTTCAACGGAAAGCTCCGCCGAAATAGCTTTCGCCATACGCACGGGCGTTCCGTATTCCTCCGCGCCGGACGTGCCGATCGTGATGGGTGCGCGGTAAAGATCGCGCAAACCGATTGTTGCCATGTGTCATACCTCCATATACTTGATTTCAACGGGAACGTGGTAATATCCCGTGTCCTGTTCGTATGTTTCCGCGTCTATCGTGATCGCGTAGAACCCCGCCGCCTTCAATGCTGTTTTCAAGCGTTGAAGAATGTCGATGTAATCCGTTTTTGAATAGACGTGTACTTGATACGTGAATTCCTGCGCGCCCTCTTCATCGTCTGAAAAGAACGTGTCGCGCCCCACGACAAGCTGATAGACGATAAAGCAAGCCGCCTTCCCGCCGTATTTAAGGCGTTCGACGGGAACGCCCAGCTTTTCAAGCTCCGCTTTTAACAAGCTGTCAACGTTCTTCATTTTGCTTTTCCTCCCATACGCGGCGCATTTCCGAAACAACGTCGTCCGCCGCCTTTTCATTCGCCGCCGTGAACCACGGGCGCGCGGGCATATTTGAACGCCCGTAATTAAGGACGAAGCCTTTTTCCGCGTTGCGTACTCCGTGCTTGTCCTTTCCGTTCGGATAGATTTCAACCCGTTTTCCGCCGTCAATCTCTTTCACGGCGGATACTTTGATGGACGCAAGAAGCGCCCCCGTGCTTCGTCTGCTGTTGAACCTTGTCTTGATCTCTTCTTGCTGTGCCTTCTGCATTACTGCGCCACCCGCTTTGAGCATTTCTGGCACGGCTTCTTCAACGATCGCGTCTTGCCGAAGCATTGCTTCTTGTACGTCGTCCAGCCCGACAACGTTAAACTTCGCCATTGTTGCCGCCCCCTTCCGCTTCCGGAAGATTAACCAGCGTCAACTCTGTAAATTCTCCGTTCCCGTGCGTGTACGTCCGAAGGACGCGATACCGTTTCCCGCTCGAAACGGGATATTCCACGATCTGCTGTTCCTCATACTCGAAGGAATGCACGTCGAATTTTAATTCCGTCGTATAGCCCGCCTGTTGCGCCTTGTAGAACTCCGAAAAGCCCACGGATTTCTTGTCAGCGAAAACCGTTGTCGCGGTTTCTGTGCGGGCGACGGGGAAGCCGTGTTCGTTCGTGCGCGGCGAAGGTTCAGACAAGGCAACCAATGTTATTTGTTCGCCCCATCTCATTTATTTACCCTCGCTTTCTTCGGTGTAATCAGCGGTCAGCGACAAGGCGCACTTCAAATAATCGTATGCGTTGCGGTAACGCTCCGCGTCGTCATTGAAGCCGAATTCCGCCTTTGCATAAAGCACAACCGCCCGATCAAGAAGGGGATCGCCCAGCGTTTTACTGGACGATCCCGCTTCCGCCGGAATGTTGATACCGACAAGGCGAAGATCAGCGATCGCCGCGTTTATGAGATCGGAAACTTCGCCGTCAAGCGCCGTCCCGCTCAACCGCAACGCCAGCTTTACCTTGTCAAGCATTTGTCAGCCCTCCCGCTTTAGGCGGTCGCCTTGACCAGCTTCACGATGGCTTCGCCGATAGCGGGCGCGCAATCGAAGATCGCGATACCGCTATATTTGTAGCTGTTCGTGTCGATGTCGTAGGCGCTCTTCACGCCGATATTTTCGGCAAGGTTTGCACACACCTTCTTGAAGTCACCCAAGAAGGCTTCGTGTTCCTTCACGTAGTCGGACAGAAGAACCGGATAGCCGTAAACGAAGTAGCTGTTGCCCTGCACGGTTACAATATGGTTCTTGCTGGTGTCCTGCAACGGCATAAAATCCGTAAACAAGGTTTTCTTGCTCATAACGAATTTTGCGTTACGGTCGTATCCAGCGTTCAGAAGCCCGATCAGCGTTTGCACGTTTGCGGCGGTAAGCGCGCCCGTCTTTGCAACGGTAACGCTGTTGGTCGCGTCCCAAGTGTTCGCGTTTTCAATGCCCTTCGGCTGGGAAGAACCCGTGCCGTTGATAAGCAAATCTTCGACTTTGCGGGCGATAGCTTCCGCCAGCATATTGACGATCCAGCTTTCAAACGCGGTAATGCTCATAGTCATTACAGTATCGGAAATCTGAACCAGCTTGACGATCTCATAGCCGGAAAGGGAAACGGTGGTCAGCGTGTCAGCGGCGGCGGTAATGCTTGCGTTCTCGGTGTGGATCGCGGCGGCGTTGTTCGTGCCTTCGATCGCGAACTTTACAGCGCCCTTGACGTGCAGAAGGGTAACTTCATTCAGCATAGGCGCAAGCGTCTTTACCTTGCTGATAATCTCGTTCGCGGTCTGCGTCGGGATAACCTCCGCACCCGCGTCGCTGGCGTTGCTGAATGCGCGCTTCTCTGCGTCGTTCAGCGGAAGGCGGCGAATGTTTTTCAGCCACGCGGAACGATATTCGGGCGTACCGAAGGGATCGTCCGGATCGGCGTTGTCCTGTTTCTGCTCGAAGGTGCGGGAAACAATGCCCGCGCCCTTTGCGATATTGTCCAGAATGCCGTTGCGCTTCTCTGCGGCGGCAATCAGTCCGGCGCGCTCTTCGGTAAGCTCTTCTGTTTCCTTCTCCAGCGCGTCGATTTCCTCGGCTTTCATAGCGTCGCCGCGCTCTTCGATCTCCTTCTTGATAGCCGCAAGGCGGGCTTCAATCTCTTTAATTCTCATTGTGTTAAACCTCCATCATAAGTTTGATTTTTAGAATTTGCTTCCGGCGCTCCAGCCGCTCCTGCTGTTCTCTCTCGATCACTCCGTCGAAATAAGAACGCGCCGAAATATCGGTATCGACGTTCGCCGGATAAGATACCGCCGAAACGTCGTAAACCTTCTTGATCTTCAAGATTGTTCTTGTGTGCGTGTCTTTGTTATATGCGTCCTCTGACACGGTGAACGCCCACGACATTTTGCAAATAAGCCCCGCGTCAATGCTTGCATAAAGTCGCTTTGCCTCTTCCGTAAGGCTCAAATTTGCGGCAATAAACAAGCCGCCGTCCTGCGGTTCCAAAAGCAGGGAAGGCGGCTTATTCTTTGCCATCTTGTTTCGGGCGAATACCATTCCGGAATGGTCGAACTGCATAATCACGTCGGACAGGTCAGCGCCCACAAGGGCGTTGCGGTCGATTACCTCGCAATATTTGATCCCGCCGTATTCGTACATAACATACGGCTTATCAAACGTTGTTGCGAAGCCTTCGACGTAGAAATCTGTATCAAACCTCTTGTTCTCCGTCCCCTGTGGGATCATCAACGGCTGGAACATTTGACGGTATTCCCGCCCCTTCACTACTGGCATTCGGTACAACCTCCTTTCCCAATTCTGATACTTCCGCGTATTCCTTGCGAATATAATACTTGTCCCCGCCTTCAACGTGCGACATATTCCAAATATCCATAACGCCGTTGCGGTTGAGCAAGCCACGGTCAAATAGTTGTGTGCTGATATTCAGCTTTGTATTATTGCTTGCGTATTGAAGCCTGTTCGCGGTAAATGTGATCGCGTTCCCGAAGGACAATTCCCGCTGTGTATAGGTCATATTCGACATAACCAGCGAAAGCTGAATTGCGAAAGGCTCGATCTTGCCTTCGTAATAAGCGTTCCATTCGTCCTCGTTATAGCTGTTCTGAATAATTTTCGCGTTTGTCCCGAAGTAGTTAAAAACATTTTCGTTGATCTGCGCCATCTGCGCCGCGTTCACGGTGAACGGCTTGCTTTCAATCGGTTTCACGTCCGCGAATTTGCTATCGTAGATCACCATACCGGATTGATTATCCGCCGAAAGGTTATCCGCCGTGAAGCGTTTTCGCTCTTTCGTAATATCTTCCGGTTTTAGCATATTCGCAACCTTCGCCAAGAACCGGACGGAAGCCGAATTTTTAACGCCGTTGATAATGCCTTGATTTTGTGTATGGATCAACTGCATTGTAGGGCGAAGCGCGGCGTTGCTCTCTCCGAAGAAGTCGTCCTTGTACTGAAATTGCGTCAGCACGCCGACGCGCTCGAACTCGATTGCCGCTTTCTGCCCGTTTGCGAAGGTGTACCGCAAGAAGGGCGCGCCCTTGTATTCTACAACCTCACAACGCTGGGGAAGTAGGGGATAATAGCCCGCTATTCCTCCGTATTCATCTTCGATCGGAACAATGAACGCCGTATTATTCACCGAAAGGATCGTTGCGATCCTGTAAATAAATTTCGACGTGTCCATAAATGGATTAGGGCGGAACTGCAATACCCTTTCAAGGTTCTTGTACGCTGTCCCGCTGATCTCCGGTTTCAGTTTTGAACAGAAATTCGCGAACGAATGAATAGCCGCCCGCGTAAGCTCCATTTCGTAAAGGCTTTCCGGCGCGTTCGTGAAAACGGGCGAATACCCGTTAAGCATCTTGAAGTATCCTTCCGCTTGAATATCCGAACGTGGCTTCCGGAAAATCGTTTCAAAAATTCCCATAGTTTTTATCACCCCGCATTTTTCAGCATTTCGCCGATCTCGTTATAATACTTCTGCCGTACCGTCATAGCGTCAATCACGGAAACGAAGCCATCAATACGCGCCCGCTGTTCAATCTTTACCGGACGGAACTTCCGCGTTTCCATATTGTGTTTTAGCGCAACGTTCAAGAAGTGCGCTTTCAGAAGGTTATTATCTGCGATCTTGAAATTGCCGTCTTTGATTATACCTTCAAATTCCCGAATTACGGGCGCAAGGTTTTCTCCCTGCCATACGTCGTCCGTCTGGAAGCCCGCCGCCTTCAAGTCGTCGATCAGATATTGCGCGCTGTAACGGTCATAGCCGATTTTTAGAATATATATGCCGTACTGATCCCGAAGGGTAGAAAACCATTCGTAAACGTCCCTGTAATCAACGTGATTTTCGCCGGATAGCTTCACAATCCCTTGCTTTACAAATATATCATACGGCACGCCGTCCACCGCCTGTGCGGTTTCCAGCCTGTTTGCTGGCATAAAGAATTGCGCGAAGGCATAAAGAACCCCGCCGCGCTCGATAATAACGCTTGCGGCTGTAAGGTCGGTCGTCTGTGATAGGTCGATCCCGCCCACCGCGTAATTGTCTTTGAAATCCTCCAGCTTGATTTTCTCGCCCGCTCGATCTACAACAACGTAATCAAGCCAAGCAACGGAAGAATTCTGCTTGATATTGCAGTATTTGCAAAGGAATTCCGCCCGCTTTGAAAGGCTCATTTCTGCAACGGCGATTTCTTCTTTGAAGAACTCCGGCGAAACAGAAACGCCCATATTCGGATTTGCTTTTTTAAGCTCTTCAAGGTCGTTCCATTTCTCTACATCGTCAATCATATAAAGCAGGGGAAGAAGGCGGCGTTCCTTGCTTCCGCCTTTTAGAAACGCCGTAGATCGTGCCATCAATTCGTCGAAGATACCGTCGTTTTCATATCCCGCCGTACTGATAGACAAGATCAGCGGCTGGCGGCGCGCGCCAAGCGCGGATTTCATTACTTCGTATTGCTTCAAGCCGCCGTCGCCGCGCCAAGATGCGACTTCATCGTTCACGACTAAATGCGGATTGAAGCCGTCCGATTTCTTCGCGTTGAACGCAAGCGGCTTTATCGACGTGTTGCTTTCCTCGATGTAAATATCCGAACGGCGCTTCTTCGCAAGCTCCGAAAGCTCCGGTTCTTTTTTAATCATCTGGAAGAAGTTATCGTAAACGATGTTCGCTTGTTCCAGCTTCGGCGCAAGGCAATAAATCTTCGCCCCGTATTCGCCGTCAAGATATGCCATATACGCGATCACGGCGGACGCGAAAAGCGTTTTGCCGTTTTTCCGCCCGATCACAATAAAGACTTCGCGGAATATCCGCACGTTATCTTCGTCAACTATCCCGAAGATCAGCGATACCGCCGCTTTCTGCCATAGCTCCAATTTCAAAAGGTCTGTGCGCCCCTCGCAATGGTGGCAAAAGTTTTCGATAAACCGGATCGCCTTGTTTGCCTTCTTCGCGTTGAAAAGAAAAAGCCCGTTTTGAAGCCCGCTAACGATGTATTCATAAATCAGCCGCACCCATTTTCCGACGACAATTTTTCCCGTCGTTATGCCGTCGAAATACTCGTAAATGTAATTTGAAAACGGCATTTTTATTCGTCCCGCAAGGCTTGCAGACGGCTTTCTTTTTTCTTTTCGGGCGGCACAAGCTCGCAAAGCTGTTTTATTATGGCGGCGTGATTTTTCGTCATAGCGATATGCGTTTTTACTGCGTCGCTTTGCTTCGTCCCGCTCTGATTTGCGCCGTTTTGGTATTCGACGGTGTAGCCCTCTTCGTTTATGATTTCCTGCAACTCTTCAAGGGATACCGCCATGAACGCCGCGTTCTTGATAAGGCTTTCGACGGTCTGCAACTTGTTTTTATCCAAGTCTTTGAAAATGCGCTTCAATCGGGAAAACTCCCGCTTGATCTTTTCTTCTTTCGTCAAGTCCTTCTTTGTCGCCATAAATATCACCCCCTTTTCCGGTCAACCCACACCCCCTTAAACGCGTACACCCGTTATGCGCGCGCCTGCGTAGTATTTTTAATCTCCCGCCCTCGGTGTCGAACCCTCCCTAAATTTTGAGCGAATAGGGGGGGGATATGAGGTTTCCCGCTTCGTCGAATGCGTACCGTTTTTTCTTGTCGTTCCGGTGGTGTTCTTTGTTGTGGCAATCTTGGCAAAGCGCTTCGAGATTATCCCACGAAAGCGCTATGTATGGATCGTTGATATTCTGCTTCGTCAAGTATGTTTTGTGATGTGCGATCTTCGCGGTTACTGGATCGTCCGGCGTTGAACAGCGTTCGCACAAGTAGCCCTTCGACTTCAAGAAGCTGTCGCGGCATGAACGCCAAGCGTCCGAATTGTAGAACCTTTCCGCCCACGGCTTCATGCGGTTATCCTCCTTCCTGTGGAAAAGTCTGTGCAAAAGAGCAAAAGAAAAAGCCTTCCGTGCATTCACACAAAAGGCTTTATCCCGCGCTATTCAATTCGCAATAATTCAGCGTAATTATTATATCACGCGTAAGCGTCGCGGACAAGGTGCATTGTTTGGTCGCGTTTTGGTCATTTGTCAACGGCTTTCCGATATGTCGCCGCTGATACCGCCGCCGGAATACCGAATACGCATACCGCCATATCATTGACGATCTTGTTCCGCCAGCGGCGCGCCGTCTTTATCTCTTTGAGAATGCCCGCGTCGGAAAGCTCTTCCGCGATCTCTTCCCACGTCGCCGTTCCGCCCTCTCGCGGATTGCCGTTGATGTCCTCGCCGAAATAGTAAAGCCGGATCACAACGAATTCTTTATGCCCCTCGAAAAGAGAAATAGCGCGTGCCAAGCTGTCAAAGCCGGATTTCGTTTCTTTGAACTGCTTTTGTTTTTCCTCTCGCATTTCCTCGACGATCTCCGCTTCCGTCTTGCGCTGAATAAAGCCCTTCACCTGTGGTGTCGTTGAAAACGTCTTTCGTCCCGCGTGATACTCAACTTCGTAATACGCTTCTTCATCGGCTACAAGCGCCGCCAGCTTCTTGTAGTTATACAGCAATGTTTCCATTGCCTTGAAGTAATTTACGTACCCCGTGTTCTGTGTGTATGCTTCCGCCGCCCCTGCGCGCGCGGCTTCAAATACGGCTTCCCGCAACTCTTCGGAAAGCTCTGTTTGCTTTTTAGTCATGTGTGCCACCTCCGGTTAGATATTTGATAATTGTTCCCGCCGCCTGTTCCCAGCCGTAGCAAAGCGCGGCTTTGTAGCCCTGCGCCGAAAGAGCGTCCAGCCACTCCGATTGATGGTCGCTTGTCCTGCCGCCGCGTTGCCGTTTAAGCTCTATGTAAAGCCCGTGATATTGCCCGCGCGCGACGGGCAAGCATAGATCGGGAACGCCCGCTTTCACGCCCTCCGCTCGAAGCCGTCCCGCTTCCGCCTTGTGTCTGCTCCCGCCGTTCGGGACGTGATAAAGCAAATTCAATTCGGGATATTTCCCGCTTTGCATAGCCGCCCACGAAAACAGCGTCATTTGCTCTTGCGCTTCTGTCGGAACGGGCATTTTATTTTTCTGCATTCTGTGATCCCTCCCGTTCCCAATCAGCGAAGAAGAAAAACGGCTTGTTCTGCGCCATTGCTTCGCCGAATTCATATTTTGCGCCTTTGCTCTCTTTCCAGTCCGGAAGAAAACAGACTTCGGCGCACTCTGCAAGCATAGCGCCGGACATACGCATATAGGCTTCCCACGTGAAGCCCTCCGCCGGAAGAAGCGCCGGATTTACGACGATGAAGCCGCCTTCCTCCAGCTTCTTTTGCGCGTTGTAAAACTTCGTGAAATAATACGGATCGCCCGTGATCTTTCCGGCAAGATATAGCGTCCTTTTTTCCTGCATTGTGTTTCCTCCCTTCATTTCGTAAAAAGCGTTGCTTGCGCTTTCCGTTCTTCCTGCTCCAAGAGATCAAAAAGCCGGATTTGTGCTTGTTCCTGTTCCAGTCGTTCATTTGCCGCGCGGCAATAATCTTCGTCGATCTCAAAGCCGACGAAATCAAGCCCGCCTTGACGATAGCAAGCGATCAAGGAACTTCCGCTTCCGGCGTGTGTGTCCAATATCTTCATACCTTTTCGGGCGAAGAGGGAAAGAACCCACGAATACAGCTTCACGGGCTTTTGCGTCGGGTGAATTGTCCCGTCGTTCAGCAATTCAACGCGATTGCAGACAAAAACGCGCGTCGGCGTGTCGAAGCTGGTATACGCTAATTCGCAATCGCTCATTGTCAAGCCGTGTTGCCCCTTGTCCCATACAAGCCAGCCTTTATGTCCTTGTTCAAGATACGGAACGAAGTAATTTCCGCCCCATATCACTTGTGCTTTTGAAACGCGTTCCAATTCGCGGAAGTATTCGGGCGGGGGAATAGCCTTGTCCCAGCTTTTCCGGATATGCTCTTTTCGGTTATGCTTCGGATTGCCGCATACGCGCTTCTTCTGTCCGTCTATGCCGATACCGTAAGGCGGATCAACGATCGCAAGATCGAAGAAGCCGTCCGGAAACTCTTTCATTCCCTGCATACAGTCCATGTTATACAGCTTGTTCAATTCAAGCATACGTTGTTCACCTTCTTTCTTTTTCTCCCCCCTCCGCCCCCCGCTGGGGGGAACGGGCTTAAAGGAATAAATCTATCGGCGATCCGGCGGGCTTCCTCGATCCGTGTTCTGAACCGATCCTTCACGATTGATTTTATATCCCCGCCGCCTTCCCGCTTTTATCACTCCCGCGCTTTCATTATCAAGGGCAAGCGGCTTCGCCGTGCTTCGCACCCTTGACAATGCGCGCGTTCGTGATCTCTGAAAAGCGGGCGACGGGGAATAAATAAAATCAATCTTCCGGAAGGAAAAGCGCTGGTCGTAAAACTTTACACATTTACAAGGCTTTTTATTGCGCCCCTTCGGGCGTTCCCGCTATTCGCGTTTCTTCCGGCGTTTCGGTTTCTCCGGTTCGCGTACATATTTATAATATATGTAGCCCCACTTCGTCGCGCGGGCTTCCACCAGCTTGTAACCCTTCGGCGCGATCGGTGCTTTCTTTTCCGTATACGTCCGAAGCGCAAGCGTCGGTGCTTCCTTCTCCGGCTGGCGAAGATTGCGCGTCGCCTTCCAACGGTGTCCGCCTTGTTCCGGTGTCCAATGGTTGAAGAGGTAATCCGCAAGCCCTGTGTAATCCTGCCCGTAGTCAACGCCGTTATAATAATTGTGTTCGCGCAAGTGCCGAATATGGATTACTGATCCGTCGTTCCACTTGCCGCTGATCGTTTCTTCCGGTATGCCGTCCGAAATCATGTGAAAATGAATTCGGTTCGTAGACTTGCCGCGCCCCATGTAAATAATGATCTTCGCGTCTGGACAAGCCCTTTGAAGCCGCCGGAAGTAATTGTCGCGTATTCTGCGCGCTTCGCTGAATGTATGAACTTCGCTGTCGTCGTCGAACGTCAGCGTACTATATAAGGAAAGCGGCGAAAAGTTTTCATTAACCAGCCGCTGGTGTTTCCGCTTTGATATGCCGATCCGGTGTTGCGCGCGCTCTTCGTCGTCCTTGAAGCGCGGTCGCGGTTCAGCCTTCTTGATGTTTGTTCGATCGGATACGGTGTAAACTTCCTGTTCATATACAACGCCCGAAAAAATACGTCTTTTAACCCTCTGCATAATCCCGCCGCCCTTCCTTGACAAAAGCGCCGTAAAAGCTATAATTTCAATATTGAATAGCTCCTTTTACAGCTATGTAAGAGGAAAAGAGAACGTCCGGAACGTCGCAACCGGACGTTCTCTTTTTTTGTTTTGTCAGCCGTTATTAAATCCTGCGCCCTGCTCGAAGTCGGCGCACCGTTCTTCTTCACAAGGTTTGAAGCGCATTCCGTCCGCGCACCCGACGCAAGGGAACGGGCGTACCCCGTCCGGAAGCGCGCCCTCGCGCAAGTGAACGCATTGTTCCAGCTTCGCGCATTGATCGCACCAGCACTTCCGGCAATCGCCGATCAGCGTTTTTTCAACCGGACGTTTCAAGCCCTCTTCGGCTTCCTGCGCGTCGTGTTCTTCCTGCATTTCCCGCGCCGCCTGTTCGATCGTGTAATCTTCAACGCCTTCTAAAATGCCCCGAAAGAATGGCGCGAACGCGTAGCCGATCCCCAGCCCTGCGCGCAAAAGCAATTCTTCGTCGATCTTAATATCTGCCATTGTTCCCGCCGCCCCTCCGAAGCGCTCTGAAAAGCACGTTCAAAACGATGTAGACGATCACAACGGAAGCGGCGACGCAAGCAACGCCGCAAAGCATATAAAAGGCGTTCACCATGAATTGATACATTGTCATTCGTCAGCCCTCCCGAAAACCTCTTCCGCGTCGATGTCCCACGCGGCGGCAATATGCTTCATCATATCGACGGCTTCGGCGCGCTTCTTCTGTTCCTCTGCGTTCTCGCCGTTTAAGTACGATACCAAGATTTCAGATTTGAGATTGCAAAGCGGACGAACGCCATAAGCGCCGTAGTACGCGATGCTGTAGTTCAAAGAGCCGTCCGAATTGACGTAGCGGACGTAAGAATTTATCGGGCTGTCCGGTGTAGCCGTCCACCACCAACGATCCGGAAGTGCCGGAATGTTGCCGCGCAAAAGGCGGTATTCCTCGCAAGTGATAAGCCCGATCCGGACGCGATCGCCGCCGTAATTCTTCAAGCCGTCGTCGGTGGTCAAGTCGATGTTGAAATACTCGAACATTTCTTCCGGCGCGCCCGCCTTAATCAGACGGTGCAAGAATTCGCCGTTCAGATAGGTACGAAGGGAAGAAGCGGCAAAGTCGTTCTTGTTCCCTTCATCGAAGGCGCGTTCCTCGACGCAATCGGAAGCAATGCACTTCACCCAATCCGCGCCCGTCTGAATGACCGTCCAAGCGATCCCGCCCATTGTGAATTCCTGTTTCGGCTCGAAGCCGTGTTTGTTCTCTTTCATATTGAATAGCTCCTTTCCTGCGGCGCTGTCTGCGCCCGCTCGTTGAATAAGTCTGTTGATATACCAAACCGCCTTTTGCAAGTCCTCTTCACCGTTTTTCAGCTTCCAGCGCCACAAATACTTGATCGCGTTCGCTGTGCAAAAGGCTTCGATACCTTGAAGCCCGCTTGTCGCGGCTTCCAGCGCGTCGATACACTCAATCCCGCCCGCGTTATAGTGCGGCGGGTGGTTCACCCGCTCCGCCATGATTAACACTTCTTGCCGCCGTGCCGATACGGGCGCCTTTTGTTGTATTCGTGCTTTACCTCCAGCACGTTTTCAATGTCAATTCCGGCATACGCGCAATAATCAAGAACGCGAATAATCACGTCGGCAAGCTCTGCCGCGATCCCTTCGGGCTTCTTGCTCTGCGCGGAACAACGGGCGTTCGGATTTTCCGGATCGTAAGGGCGGCTTCCGCAATGCGCGCTTCCGTCCTCTTCGCAACAAACGCCGCCAGCGTTGCAGGGGAAATAAAGAAGCGGTTTCCCGTCGCGGTATTCCTCCAGCGCTTCGGATACCTCCGAATGAATAAGCGCCACGATCTCCGGAAACGTTCTTTCGCCTTCCCACCATCCGTGGTCAACGGCGTTCTTGTGAACCTCTGCCGCAAACTCGTTAATTGTCATTGTCTTTACCCTCTCTTTCAATCGGTTTCTTTTGCAAAAGCGCAATCTTCGCAACGTTCGATGGTTTCGTTCGGATTATCAAGCGGGCATTCCCAGCCGCTTTCAACGTCCTGTTCCGTAAGCCCGCAAGCGCATTTCTGCGAATGCACCGTTTCGATTTCCTCGGCGCGGCATTCGCACTTTTCGCCGCTGTCAAGATGTGCGCCGCAATGCGGGCATTCCTTATAAGGTGTTGCCATGTCTTTCTCCTTCCTAATAATCAGCCGCCGGAAGCCGTCGGCGCATAGCGTCAAGCCGTGTTCCTTCACGTACTCCCGCCGCCGTGCGGCTTCTGCCGCTTCCCAGCCGCAAGAAGCGCATTCCGAAGGCTTGCATTTCTGCGTTTTCTCCGGATCAATGCCCAGCAAGCACTTCAAGGGCGGCTTTTCCTGTCGGTTATTCATTCTTCACCCGCTTTCCGCACGAAGGGCAATAATTGAGCGGGTATCCCTTGCCGTCCTTCATGTAATCCGTTGTCCGTCCGCATTTGTGCCCGTTTACTACTGCGTAGGAAACAAGCGCGGCGGATAAAGCCATTCCGAACCCCGCGGGCTTGCTGTGGTGTTCTTCAATGAAACGTTGAAGCGCGATCGCTTCGCAAAACGGGCATTTCTTTTTATCGCTCATTCCTTCACCCGCTCCCCGTTATAGATAACTACCATTGAAGGGAAGGGCGCTGGATCGGCGGCGTTCCCGTCGTCGTCCGTGAACCGTAGCCGCCCGCGCACGAAGCGGATTTCCGCTTTCCCGTAAATGTAATCGTGAAAATATGCCGTATCCGTCCGCGCTGGGATAAGCAAAACAATCGGATACCCCCCCCCGCGCTTCCTTGAAAGCCTTTTGAACCCACTTGCCGATCTCGCGTCCGTAAGGCGGATTGCAGAATACCGCGCCGCCGCGATCCCAGCTTTGTGAAAGCCCGTCCGTTTCCGGTGTGTAATACAAAGAGCATTTCGCCGTCTTGTCTGTCGCCGCCGGATCAAGCACGAAGCCGAATTCGGCGTTCAGCTTGTCGAAGAAGTCTTGCGGCGTACACCAGCACATATTTTTAGAGGATAGAAGCGCCTTGTTCATCGTGCGCCACCTCCTTTTCGTCGGAAAAGACGCGGACAACCGCCGCCACCTGCTCAAAGTCCAAATAAACGGGCTGGTTCTCCGTGATCCCTTCGATGTTGTAGCCCGTTACCTGTTGAAAGCCGTTTCGCGTAAGTGTGAATTTGTCGCACTTGATAGAGAATTCAACGCCGCTTTTCAGAATAACGCGTACCGTCATTTTAGGCATTGTCCGCCACCTCGCTTCCTTCTACAATCTCGCCCGTGTTCGGATCAACATTCAAGGCGAATTGTTCCGGCTCTGTCGCCGCGAAATGGTCGCGGGCTTCGCGCTCTCTGCGTTCCTTCTCGGAAAGTGCGAATTCGCATTCCCGCGTTAAGGCTTGCAAGCTCTCCACGAACTGCTGATTGATAACGTCATAGGGCATAATCACCGCTTGAAGCAGGAAGCCCGCCTTCGCTACAATGTAGGGCGCGCCGTCCGTCGTGCGGCGTTCGTAAAGCTCCAGCACGTCCAGCACGTCAGCAACGGGCGCAAGATAGCGGCTTTCGATGAATACCAGCCCGCGCGTTGTGTGGATCGGCTTCAAGGTTCGTCCGGAATAGATGATTGATATTCCTTCCCGCTCGACTTGTCTTTCCGTCGCGTCGCTATCCTCGAAGCTGATACCCGCCGGAATGCCCAGCGTTTTCACGAAATAATTATCGCGGTCTTTCTCCGGAACGTCGAAGATCGTTAAAAGGCTTTCCGCGTCAAGCGGCGGAAGCCCGATAACCGGATAAACCGCCGATCCGTCGCCGATGTACTGCGTTAATATGTCGCCGTCGTCGCTGTACCGCTCGAAGATCGCAATATTCTTGTTCTTCTTGCAGATAGCGGCGATACTTTTAATCTTCATCTTCGCCGCCCTCCGTTTCCTCCT